AGAAAGGGCATCAGTATCATAGCAGACAACCGAATAATCACCGCCCTGGATCGTGAAGGCATCATATATCTGCTCAACGGTAGTAGCTCGGATCTCCTCTCCGGCAATATCGCCGGACAGGTCCGTCCCATCTATCCCGGAACTTACTACATCCAAATCGTCGGAATCATCATCAATATATATGATGCAAACAGTATCCCACATTGCAACAGCAAGACCACCGCTTGGATCGGTATGTACTTCCTCTGTGTCCACCACAGTAGAAACATCGCCGTCAGTTGCAAAAAGACACATGGCAACGAATGATAACAGAAGCCACGAGAAAACAATAACTTGGAATCTTCTCATTTCAGCCTCTTTACGTTATGTCAACCCAAGAACCGGAGGGATCAAAGAAGATGGTGTCTGCGTCATGGACTTCACCGACGACTTGTAGAATATCTCCGGAGTCGGAAGGTTTATTGGCCTCTTGAACCATTCCACCCGCAGTTCCGTCATCAACGAATAGGACGTTGGCAATGCCATTTCCTACAGTCCAATTCCAATCGTCCTCGCGGATATACCCACGTCGCATACAGAGACCGGAAGCGTCTGCGTTTATAGCCGCTACGGCGATGATCCTGCCGAGCATAGTTGTGTTCGAGCCGGCGTCCGCTTTCCACCATTTGCCGTCTGACTTTTTGTACAAAACATCTCCGAATGAGACATTTTCTCCAACGGTGTAATTCGCGACGTCGCCACTGTATTCACCGTCGGCATCTGGAATGTCGTACTGGATACTCTTCTCGTTCAGGTCGAGAACTCCGCCGAGTTGGGGAGTGGTGTCATCTACGAGATCGCTTAACTTCCCTGCTATTGTCGACTGATTGCTCTCAACGTTTACACGGACCGCTGCGGTTGTATCATCTACAACACCAAAACGTGTCAGGTGAGCAGTGAGTGTGTCTCCGTGCGTAGACAGCTGCGTCTGGATCGCTGAGGTAACACCGTCAAGGTATCCAAGCTCAGTAGGCGACACGTTGGTTTCATAAGATGCAACCGCTATGTTTCCTGAAGATGTCACATTGCCATCGCCGTCAACGGAAAAGTCGGTATTGCCCGAACCATCCTTTAAAGTGATTCCTTCCCGTGTAATGACAATACAGGAATCTGCACCAAAACCAACTTCTTTCTCACCCGTGACGATAAACGGCCCGCCACGCAAAGCAAGGGTATCGCCATCGCCATATTCGCCAGCCTGAATCATCCCGGCACCACCAGTATTGGGATCAAGATATATATCGCCTGTGGTATTGCCGGTTATTATCTTTACGTAGGTTCCCTCATCAGACCCAGCGGCTAAATTAAGATACCCATCCATAAAATGCACATATGGCTTTGTAGCATTGCCCCGCCAAAAATAGGTATTGGATGCAAGGTAATATTCACCTGCAACATAGATGTCATCATTTAATTCAAACCTATCATCCCCGTCATCCCATATAATGGAGTGTGCTGTATTGTTTCCGTCATCACTAAAATAAATAGCAACATCATGATCCTCTGAACCTGATGATCCATAATCAAGATACAGGGCCGTGCCCTCGCCTACTATTCGTGCATCACCCGCAACGGACAATAAAGATTCAACGGTCAGCGTATCAACGGAAGCGGAATCGGTCACTGTAATATTCGCCCACGTTGAATCAATATCTATCTCCGCCCACGTCCCATTGCCAGAAGCATCAGACGTTAAGTAGTAGCCGGCATTAGCTCCGGTAGTTAACTTGATAGACGCAAACGTACCGACTTCGGATCCTGTAACATTGCCTGTAACAACGACAGAATCTGCACTCTGCACATACCCGCTTGTAGCAAGCATCAAATTCCCGCCATTGTTACGAACATAACTTTCATTTCCATGGGCGTCCATGACGGTTAGAATACCAGGTTTTAATATCGTAGCGGCGGTATCTGCGGCCTCTGCGTAAGTGCTAAAGTTATTATTTATTGTTGTATCAACTACTATAATGTAAGGAGCGGATCCTGTACTCCCTTTAAACATGGCATACTTGCCTGTAACAGACGTTAAAGTCATATCGTCGCCGGGTATGTCTGCACGTAGAGCCGCGGTGCTATCTTCTTCTGCAGCAATACGAGCGAGATGCGCCGATGCAGTGTCATCTAAAGCAGAGATGTCAGTTCGATGGGCTGTGACACTGTCGGCATTTGCGTCGATTTCGCCTCGGTGTACACTGGTAGAATCATCAAGGGCTTGTATACTAATCAAGTGTGTTGCAACTGTATCATCCAAAGCATCTATGGCGGTTCGATGAACACCCACCGAATCGTCAAATGCTTGGATACTTGTGAGATGAACACCAAGTGAGTCTGCATTTTTATCTATCGCTGTACGGTGAACTCCTACGGAATCCGACACAGCGTCTATCTCCGTACGGTGAGTATCCACGCTGTCCTCCACCGCCGAGATAGCGCCACGATGTGTACTTATGGAGTCTTCGTTCGCGACAATCCTGCCGAGATGGGCGGTAGTAGTGTCTTCGATGGCTGAGATGTCAGTACGCAATGCCCCTACGCTGTCCTCGTTGGCGGCAATCCTGATCAAGTGCGCTGCCACGGTATCTTCACTCGCCGCTATACGAACTAGGTGCGCTGCGACAGAGTCGTCCAGTGCGGTAAGACGTACGAGATGTGCGGCTACGGTATCATCGAGCGATTGTATACCTGTCAGGTGAACAGCAAGTGAATCTTTATTCTTATTGATATCTACCCTCAGAGCCGCGATAGAGTCCGATGACGCTACTCCGTCATTGGTTGTATACACACGAACGAAATGCGTACCGAATCCGACGTAGTATCCGCTGTCGGCTTCGGAGAAGTAGCATTTCCCGAAGTCTTTGCTAATCCCATTGGTGTCGGCTACCGACTTAAACGACTTGAACCACTGCGAGTTATACCACCCTGACTGTGGCCGCGTGTCTGTAGGAGTAGCCGTTGAAGCAAATAGAACTACAACGAGTAGGACAAATGTAAGTAACTGTTTCTTCATAGCTTACTCCTTTAAAACATCCACATTATAGTAAAGTAGACACGATGCTTGGCTCCAGCTACGTCATTGGCTGTCTGTGAGAACTTGAAGACCAGACCTCCTGACGACCACATCCAGCCGGACAGTTGCGCCGTGTACATCTTCTCGTGGGAATGATCCAAGTATACCGCGGAGGTAGAAGTATAGTCACCGGCAGTGGTGAAATCAATGAATAAGCTATCGTTCTCCGACTCATACCAGTACTTCTTCCCGACCGAGTAACTGAACGGCTTCATATACGGCGCCAGACTGTCGCTCTCGTCCCGCGTAAGGGAATCGATCACGATGTTAACGAAGACGTTACCGGTCCCAGACATAAGCTGATTCGTTGATACGCGCTCTGCGCTCTTGAGCCTTGTGGTATCCACGCGGAAGTAAAACCCATGGTCTGGATATGGGAAACTCACGTATACATTCTGAGTCTCGGTGCTGTCGAGGTCAAACGTGATGCCAACAATCTTCCCAAAGTTTACCACGGCCTGTCCGAAGTTCTGCCCATAGGCGGTACCTATAAGCATAAAGATTAATATTAATACAAATAGTAATCGTCTCATCTCAATATCTCCTGCGTCTGTGTATGGTAAAATTGCTGTGCGCTTTCGGAAGTCCTGCCGCCGGGTTCATTTGATCAATAAACTGCCCCTTCAGCCGGTGAAAATCCATCATGTGTTTGAGCTTCACATCGTCATCGGTAGCAAGCTCGGATTTCACGTACGCCATTAAGGCATACATAAATCCTTCATTCACGTTTATAACAGCGGCTTCGTCAGGATCCGTGACGAGAACACCGTCCGAATCCACGAATGCCCCATCAGGATCTGTGTACATTATAGCAAGCCCGTTCTCAAGATCCGCTGTAGGTGGAGTATAGTAATTAATTGAGTCGGCCTTATACAGATATATATTTCTCCCTATCTGTTTATATACCCAGTTCTCCGTATATGTGAGAAGGGTGTCGAATAATGTAATATTTATTGTACTCATTATCCTCTCTCTGAGTCGAGATAATCTTCATCCGGTACAACCACATCGGGACTCTGTGTCTCAAACCTGTCGTATTTTATATCCCCAAATACGGGCTTTACCTTGACGTACTTATGCTGACCTATTTTCTTCAAGCTCACATTTTGGAATATAAGCTCTCCAGAGTCATCACTGGCTTTGATCCTGAATCCAATATCAGCCAAATGCGGAGCCACGAATTCGACTACATTATGGCCATCAACCACATCGGCTAGATGGTGCTCACTTCCTACAAGACTGTGTGAATAACCAAGCGGGTGTGTTATTGCACTGTTTGGGCACAGTATAACCTTGAAGTCGCCTGACTTTGGGTAGGCATCAAATGTCAACCTGTATAAACCTCCGGCTTCAATCAGGTCAGAATTAAGATGTAGGAATTCGGTAGTTGGGTCGGTGGTACTAAAATCAAATGCGTAGTTTTCCGTCGTGTCTATCGTAGACTCTTCCTCAGCGGTCCAATTACCGGTTTCGCTTGATCCAGACGGATACCGATCTCCAGAGCTAATCAACTCAGCTCCGTCCGCGGATTCTACAACCAGTATCCGGACATCGTTAATAGCCACACACCCATCTGGAAGCGGGTACAAAGCCCGGCCTTCGTAGATATTCTGAAGGTGGATCCTCGGACTGATTACATCAACAGAATCAGGGACTTCTGTAGACAAACACTTCCTGATTGCCTCGATTACAAGACCTGTCGCACGAGCCCCTATACGTTCCATAAATTGGTCTAGTGTCATTTCACCACCAGCATTTCTAGTGCGAGATGACCAGCCGAGCTATTGTTCGAGCCATCATTGTCACACGTCCTGAGTTCAAAGTCCGTATTCAGGTTAAGCCCGGGCAAGTACGGAATTGTCCAGACATGACCAGCCGGGATGAGAGCTATTGCATTCGAATTGAAGAAAACCTTGATTGATTTATCGAGAACAGCACCGAGTGCAGAACTCGACACGTACGTCTTACCTGTGTTTTTAAATGCAACGAACTTTGCTGCGCTTTCTGTCGAGACCGCTACAGCAGCGGAGTCATCAACCTGGACGTAATACGGAGAACCGTCTTTCTGGCCTTGTACCGGTGCTGCCTGACCGTAATCCGTAATCGCAACCTCACCCCAACCAGACAAGATCTTACCAACTTCTCCGGCTATGTGGCCATGGGTGCCGGCGTTCTCATCGGTAAGCTCCTCTATCGGTATAACAGTCGTCTTCACTCGGATCAAGTCGCCCATGACTAATTCCTTTTCTTATCAGATTCAACTCCGATATCCGTGTGGAAGATCCGCAGGTAGTCCATGAATAGATTACTGTACAATATTTTATATTGTTCTATATCAGCAACTCGAGCTTGAGTATTTACAGTCATCATCTGGATTTTTGATGTAGATTCGGCAGCGAAATTCTGGATCTCGGCCATGAATTTCTCGATGACGTTCTTGTTATTCCCGAGGACGTAAGATACCTCATTAGCGTAAATCTCGATGTCTTTCGTTACCCTTGCGACCTCGGCATCCACGTCAGTCTTGTAACTACTCAGTACTTTCTCTAAGGTAGCTTGAAATACAGATACATCAGCGCCCTTCTCCTGAGCATAGGTATCCACAGCTTTCTTAATGAGTTCGGCGTAGAGAGCAAATGTAGCATCAAATTTGGCCTTCGACTGCGCGACTTCATCCGCATATTGCCTCAGATACCCTTCCATATTGATCTGAAGTTCGCTTACCAAGGCATGAACTTTTTCAACCCACATCTGGAATGAGGTCTGGACGTCTTGCAACCACTCCTGAACTTCCGTAGTTACCTGTTCATGATACAATGCTATCTCTGCAGAGAAAAGCTGAATCTCGTTGACTGCAGTCTGTGTCTCGCCTAACTGAGTATGCTCGGCATTCTTCACAGATTCTGTGATAGATGCCTGATACACCACATTATCCTCATTGAATTGGGCAATTGCACTCTGAATATCTTGGGTAAAAGCCGCAATCTCTCCCGACCTGGCTGCGACAGCCGCTTCGATAGAACCCTTGATCTCTTCCGCGATCCATGCGTTGACAGTAGCATCCGCTTCGAGTTTATATGCTTCGAGCTTGGCCATATTTGCTTTGTATGTCGCGTCCAGTTCAGCAGCGAAAACTCGTATCTCATCCTGAGTAAATGTTGTCTGGTTAGCGATATCCAATTCGTACTCTTTAAGAATTGCCGATACTTCATGTTGATACTCCGTCAATGCCAACTGCGCTTTATGTACCCAAAGGTTCACCGAGTTCTGAATTTCGTCAAGCATGAAAATTTGAACCTTGGCTTGAATCTGAGCAGCATAAGATTCAATTTCCGCTTTGTACTTCCCGAGTTCAGCGGCATACTCGCTGGATTCTTTTGTGTTTACGAGGCCGGCTTCCTTGATATCCGCATCCAAAACAGCCAAGTATTCAGTCTTCGCCTCCTCAAACTCGTTCAGGTGGTCCTGAACATTTGCTGCAAAGTCTTGAACAGCGGCTTGGACCTGCTTGATCCGTTCTCCCGCAATGGCCAGATCTTCCGTTGTATCAATGTCTGTAGTAACCGCGGCCATTGCCGTAGCTATATTTAAGGCCGAAGTTGGGCCGGTATACTCAGGTGCTGACCCTGGCGTAATCGATGGCGCAGTAAATGAAGGAGCGGACGGTGCGCTGGGCGCACTCAGAGAACTGATATCACAACCATTTAACTCAGGAGGAGAATCCAGTGTGACGGTAGGCAATTCCAATCCATCTACTTGAGCGGCCGCAGTCACGGAGGCCGAGATTGAGTGATCGAGTTCGGGAATGGAAGGCATAGAGAGTGCCGCTGGAGTAGGCATAGGAGTCAGGGCCAACACCGGTATATCAAACACAGGGGCTGTCCCAAAAGCGGCCAGCTGTCCTGCTGAGATCGATACTGAAGGCGCTGATGGCGCAGACGCTTCGAGTGAAAACTCAGGCAGTGAATAATCGTCAGGCATAGAAAGAGTAGGCAAGACTACAGAATCTATTGCTGTAAATGAAGGCGCATCTCCGATACCAGAGAAATCGATATCACTTTCGCTGAGCGAGTCCGGCAGACTTAATTTCTCGGGAGCGGAGTACGTAGGCAGTGACTTTGTAATTGATGCAAACTCGCCGATTGTAGGAGCGGTAAGATTCTCCAACGATGTGGGTATGGACACATTACTGATCAGATATTCGAGTTCATGCATAGCGGTCAGGATAACCGTGGCATCAATCATCTCGTCAGCAAAACCGGTGACTGTCTGAGAGTCTTTATCCAAATCTCCCGGAGCTTTGAGAGAGGTACATCCTGCAGACTCGGTAGCACCGAGAGCAGGGAGTACATACAGTTTTCCATCCTTTACATAGTGAACGGGATGGTAGGCCGTTGCTTTGTGTATACTGCCTGCCCTGGCCGCCCTGAGCGCCATCTGAAACGGAATCTCGTAGGATTCCCGGCTTCCGGCAGTGGATCCGACCCGGTACACATAGGGGAAATACTGATCATCGGCTACGCCGAGACCATCATTCGTTATAGCCGCGTTGACCCCTATCCGTTTCGCAATGTCCGGGGCCACACCTACTGTTTTCCGTAGAACTTCTCGAGAGGCGCGATTCAAGAAATCGGCCGCTCTCCCATCTGCTATAGTCGATCCTGTAAGGTACTCCGCTCGGGCTTTAAGAGTAGTCGCCATTATACCACCTCAAGAATTCTCTTGAGTTGCATTTCCTCATTAGAGTAAAAGCGGTATGCTTCCGTAGCCAATTTCTCAGCACGTTCAAAGGCTCCGTCTTCCCGCCTCAGTTTAAAGAGTTCCATGATCTGATTCCGAACATCGATGTCTGTACAGACGCCTGTGTACAGCCGGCTACCAGGGCTATAACCATTCCAGATAAAGGGTCTTCCCAATAACGCCATCTCAGCCACGGTGGCTGAGCTCCCCTCAAACGTACGAAGCCGTATGCCGGCAAAGCAATCCTGGTATACTTTGATTATGTCTTCCCGGCTGTATTCATCCGGACGGATTACCTCGATGAATTTCACGGGTAGCTCGGAGCGGATTGCGTTGTAGAATCCAGATCCACCTACGTAGCCGTCATCCGGTGCATAAACCAAAAGCCCCTGACCGGGAGCCACGAGGTTACCGGACCAATGATCGGGGTTTGTGAATGGTATTTGTATCTGGATTAAATTTCGAAGTTCCTTGAGTTCCCGTGTAATATGATGGGATGTTGATATATGTACTATATTCAGTTTCGTATTCATATCTTCCAATACTTCAATAGGTACAGTAGCAGCATCGTTTCCGCACCAGATGACAAAAACTCTCCCTTTGACTTTTTTCACAAACCCGTAGTCTTCAGGTGTGTACATTCCTACCTGAAGCGTCGGTCTGTAGTATTCAAATGTAGAATCTGAGAATGGGTTGACAGGGCACTTTACATCAAGTAAAGTGTTAAAATACTCAGTGAAATGAGTAAACTGGTTTGAGATATTGTACTGCGTCACCATGGGCTCCCTCCTTTAAACGCATGGGGGGTGTCTCCACCCCCCTGTGAATGCGTTTATTATGCGCCGTGGTTGGAGTACCACACCAACACTTTAACGGTTCCGGTCGTATCAGCCTTGGTGTTCACCAAGACATCGATGGAATCCTGTGCGGCATAGTACCGTCCAGCCACGCACGTATTGGTGCAGTGGGGAGCCATGATAATGTCGTTCGCCGTAGCCCACTCACCAAGTCCGTCGATATACCGATCGGTGTTGTCTCCGTCACCGACATCGATATCAGGGGATCCGCCGGCGATTGCCGCAACGATGAGCAATCCCACAGCGTACACGTAGGAATAGATGGGAACGACGGTTCCGTACTTCTTTCCGGTCGCGGTAACCAAAAGTGAACCGCTCACGAAAGGCTGGTGACAGAGAGCGTACAGATTCTCTTCATCAATCGCAAACTTCTCTGTCGAACCATGGAGTCTTACTTTCGTCATGTCTTACCTCCTGACAGAAAATATTACAGCCAAGCGGCCCAAGTCTCAGGCAGCGTGACTTGGATACCGAACTCGGTCTGGATGAGGTTCACGATTGCGTCGACACCAGAGGTCTCGATCTTGATGACACCGGGGTAAATAGTGGTGTCGCGGTTCCTCGCATTACCCACGAGAGGCCGGTACAAAATGTTGTTCATCGGCACGCCCAGGATCTTGATGGGTGTACCGTCGAGATGGGGGTCAACCATGATGTTGATCGTCCCATTCATCGCTGGAGACGTGAACTGATGAACAGCAGCCCCGCCGATGGAACGCGTTCCGGTAAACTGGACACCGTAGACGGCGCCGCGGTTATCGGTAGCGTTACCGATCATCATATTCTGGTACAAGTACCCACCGAGTTTCATGAACCAATTTCCCCAATAGGTCTGACACACAAACAGGTAATCCCTGATGTTGTTGACTCGAGGATCCGTGAGAATGGTCATGTCATCGAGGAAATCGTCCTGAGTCTTGGATGTGCTCAGGCTGAAGATGTTTCCGTAGTTGATCGCGAAGTCCACAATACCTTGGGTATGCTGCGCCCCGTCCGAATCGGCTCCAAGAGCGGAGAAGTAGATGCGGTTGGCAATATCCCATTTGTGGAGCAGGATCGTTTTCAGCCAAAGCCGCAGGAATTCATTCTTCTCGATCTTGAGCTCGGTGGCAGCGGTGGACCCATCAATCCCGATAGCATGTTTGACGATGGTCGTCATACCATATCGGGTATAGAAGGGCTTGTGGTTGTACCATCCCGGCAAACCGGAACCTCTCTTGTACACATTACCGACGACGTACGTACGCATACTCTCCAATGTGGCCTGGGTACCCGAGTTGGTCAGGATACCGGGGGAGTAGGTGTAGGTATCGGAAATGGGCGTGGTGGCATCGGTGAAGCTACACAGATACTTATTGGTTGCGGTCTTGATCGCCCTGGTGACCTCAATTCCGACGTAGGCATACTGTCCGGAAGTTCCGACAGACAAGATCTTGCCTTCGAAGTAGTCGTCCAGGGTGACGCCGTCAGCGGCGGATTTGGTACAAACCTTGATCACCTGATTAACAAGCAGGAAGTTGGGGCATGTACCGCTGTCACCAATGGCGATTTTGTTGGTGGCCTGGCCAAAAATGTTCCCGACCAATCCAGAGGACAGGTAGTCGGTACCGATCTTCAAAGCCATGAACGACCCCTTCGTCTGAGGAGTCAGCGAAGAGATGTCATTGCTGTTGCAGGTATACTCGGCTGTGGCGGTCGGTACCGTGCCAGTCCCTGACCACGCTTTCCAGCCCACAACATACCCATAGCGCTTGTAGGTAAAATCGCGCTCTTCGGGTATCTTCCAAATCGTTTCTGCGACTGAATCATTCTTCTGAGCGGCCAGTACCCGGAACAGGGTATCGGTGCTCAACATCAGTCTAGAGAGCCTGTCGCTCCCGTAGGCGTACCCCCTTCGGAGATCGCCTATGTTGTACGTCGCATCATTGTCGGTCTGTGACAGATTGACAATACTTAGAGGAGTATCCATTTACAGCCTCCGGAATCATTTGGGATCAAATTTAATCCCGCCTGCGGTGGCTTCTGCAATAGCTTCCACAGCCTCTATGAGTTCCTCGCCGGGGTGCTTTATATTCGGCACAGTATTCATATTCAGATTGTCCGCAGAGGGATTGAGTATCCTGTCAGGACCAGGTTGCTGCTGTCGTTGCTGCTGATTTTGGGCAGCTTGGTTAAACTGCCCGGCTTCGAGCTGGTGAAGTTTGACGAGATCCAAAGCCGTAGGTTTGTGTGAAAGGGCTTTGGTTACTTCGTCGGGGGATAACCCCGTTTTCTGAGCAAGTGCGGTAATCGCGTTCTGATTCGCGATGGAGTTCACGGCCATGGTTACCTCGTCGAGTTTGCTGGTAAGGCCGCCTTCGAGCTGTTTAACACGGTCCTCCACTGTCTTGCCGGCTGCCGTGGTTGCGACATTGCCAAGCATTTTAGCAAAGGCCAATCCGATTTTTGAATTGGGGTTAAACAGATCCGCAACTCGGATTTCATCGTCCAAATCGACGTCACCAAGATCGGACGCTGCTTGAAACAGCACGTTCCTGATATCGCCGTCACCTGCACTGTTGGACTGATTTTGTCCCTGCGCCACATCGCCACTCTTGCGTTTACCATTCCCGCCTTGCTGCACATATCCGATCATGTGCTGGTAAAACCCGGGGTCATCCTGAAGGGCCTTGATGATGGGTCCCACGTCCTGAAGCTGAATTTTTGCTTCGTTCAATTGAGACACGAGCTGCTCCGGATCTCCAAACTTCGCAACCTTGGCCTTCAAGGCTTCCAATTCTTGGGCTGCGTTATCTTGTCCAGGTTGGCTTCCAGCGGGGTTCGCGCCCTGTTGGGATTGGCCAGTGACACCACTCGGTGTTTGGGCCGCGCCCTGGGGTTTGTCAAACTGTACGCCTGGAAGGGATTTCCCTTGATGGGGAGTAACCGGTCCCGGATCCGCAATACCTGCGTATTGGGCGATTCTCCGCATACGTGCCTCAGCCGTACTGTTTGGGTCTTGCTGCCCCTGATTCCCGCCTTTATCAGCCGGATTCTGCCCTGGCTGTGCAGATGCATTTTGATTATTCGGTAGTGCCATTATTGATTACCTCCCACGAATGTAGTCCAAATGTACGTACAATGTCAAGAAAAAATTAGCGATACCGCTATGTGTTACGTTTTTTATCACCCTCCTTTTTTCCTTTCTCCGCATCGGCTTTTGCTTTATTAATGGCTATGAGAGTAGCTGCTTTTAAATCCGCACGGGTTTTCGCTTCGGTAGCACTGATACGCGATTCCGCTTCATGTATACGCTGAGATATAGCAGACTGAGCAGATGCTACGTCAACCCTGATTCCCGCCGTCGTGAGTTTATGTGTAAGTGATTTAATCGTAATCTGATGCTGGTCGACTGTAGACTGAAGTTGCTGAATCATCTGCTCCTGCTGTCGGATTGTATTGGCTTTCTCGATCATGGTAGCCCGGTCTCCGACGTCTGCAGAAGCAAGTAGGTCGGCATCATCTACGGCAACACCGAGCTCTCTCAACTCCTTCAGTTTCATATAGTTAAGTTCAGTACTACGAGGCAGGGTAGATCCAGGTATAATCGTAATGTCGGCGACGTCGTCGAATACGGTATGGCCGGGGGCATAAGCATTTCCATCCAGCTTGTACTGAGGCCTGTTGATTTCCAGCACTTTGTACTCGGCAGTATTTGGATCAAGATATGACATAACTTTGTATTCGGTATACACCTGACGCGCCATCTCGACAAATACCGTACCGGCCATTTTGAGCGCCGGCTCCATTACATTCTTGATCCATGCCCGTATCCTTCTGGTATTCACCTCATCCATTTGGATCATACCTTTGAACGGCATACGGGAGAGGTCTCCGGCTACGGAGGGAAGAGTCGTCGCTCCCATACTGTCCTCGATTCCCATCTCACCTTCCTTTACAACATCGGCCAGCATGTTGGGAATCTGAGCAGGCAGGACCGGTACAGGCGCGTTCCAACCCCTGTTGTATTCGAGACGCGCGTTTGGAACGGTGCAGTTCTCATCCCACTTCTTCGGATCCGTGATCGATCCGGATTCGTGGAGCCACCGGATAGCCGCACCGAGGGTGACATGATATAGTAAAAGCTGATGACTCTTATTCACTTCTTCCTGCTTTCCGATAACTTTCGATACCAGCGATGTCGGGTAAGGTGTACCCGTGTAATGATACGGAAGCGGTATGATCGGGTAGTGTGTAATTCCCAGGTCTACCCGATCCAGGAACGTGTCGAACCCAACTGAGCGAATTCGAATGACGTGTGGTTTCCAGAATTTGACATCCCGGATAATTTGATACCCGAGATCGGTTGCTTGCTTTTTGAACTCGTCAGCCTCGGCTTCTTTCATCACAACGACTTCGATAGCGTACAAATCTTCAGCAGCCCTCTTACGCGATTCCTCAAGATGTGCCCGCATCGTCTCGCCTTTTTCCTTCTCGAGTTTTTTGAGCTCGATCTGATGCCGTTCTTCAGAGATGGCCTCGTCTTCCTTCATCTCGTTAATACGGGCAACTCTCTCCGCAAACTCGAGGTTTACTTCCTGCTCGATCATCTTCATGTATTCTTGGACGCCTTGCTCAGCTTGCTTTAAGTCGACGTCCTCGGGTACATTTTGAACAACCATGCGACGATAGGGTTTTGATTCTTTTGAGAATTGAGTGTGGAGTGTAATCCGGGCCGCTGGATCACCGGTCTTGTTAAGTATCTCGTGTATATCGGAAGCATAGATATTCTCCGATATCTCTTCGACCCGGTGTGTGCCAGAGTCCGACTGGAATGGATTCCCTCTCGCGCCGAGGATTTCCCGTTTGAACATAGGAAGCTGTTCGCATAACGCCTGTTTGGTTAAATGCTGCTCGACCTGGATGTAGTGAGCGTCTTGGAACATAATGTCTTTACTGTTTTCGGCCACAACTACGTCCCAGGTAGGCAGTGTGTTGAACATTACTTCGCCACTTCCATCGTCCGCGTTCTGATCAGGATAGACATACAGATACCCAAGCGACTTCGACAGCGAATTCTCTATGTACAATCCCGCCAAAGACTGGAAGTTTGACTTCTCGAGAGAACGCATCAGCATTTTTGTTGCGAGGTCTGCTTCGACTACCCGAGTCCCGGAGATCGATGTAGCGCGGAATGCCGGCGAGTTGGCTGTAATGAGATACTTCAATCTCTCGAGAGAAGGCCCAATCTTGTCATGGATAAACGTAGGGATCCCCGCGGACTCAAGGTCGTTCAGCTCACGCTGAGACAGTTGATCTCCCATGCTGAAATTGTAGCTGTTCTTGGAGCGCTTGAGCCATAGTGCACGAGCGCCGCTGTTCGCATTTTCTCCAATGTAGTGGAGGACTTTGGCCAACTCCTTCTCGCTCATACCGCCGAAGTCGACGCGCCCCATGGTTTGTGCGAGCTTTTTGTAATCCCGCTTCTCGGCTCTTTTCATGATGACATCCTCCTCTGTGATCCCTTCCAAGATGAACGAATAGGCCCGTCAGCCGAAAAACTCTGAAGCCCCGATTCGTGGACGTTGGTTACGTCAGAACTGTAATTTGCAGGCATAGTCATATACACAGTTGCGAAAAACAAGGACTCAATTAAATCATCGTGTTTCATAGAAGGCCCAAAGCCTATGATCTGGTTAATCATCTCATCCTGCCCATGCCTGACTTTTATCCTGCTGGTGGATAGGTACGGGTTGAGTCCTGTCTTTATTTTATTTAACTTCTCTCGTCCTGCAGGAGGTTCCGGAATAATATGCACATCCTTTCGCTCAGTCTTCTCTTTCCATGCCTCAAAGTCGTTCATGAGGCCGCGGGTAACGGTGACATCTTCGACCACAGCATACTGAACCGCATAAGTATCATATATATCGACCAAGATCTCGACTGTGCCTTTATCACCTATAAGTTCTCCGGATGAGCTGTACAGGCCGATGGTACGCATATTCCGCTTTAAGAAATATTCCATAACGTGGATTTCGAGGTTGAGAAGGTAGGCTATTACAGTTATAGCCGTGTAATCGGATTCATGTGTATCGATATCTGTAGCCGGATCACAACCTATGTAGTAATTAGCGGGGATATATTCACCATCGCCTGTGATTACAAACGTGCGTCTGGTGTGTGGATGCATGAAGAAGCGTGAGTTATGATAGCCTATGTGCTGGCGGGTCCATATCCTCGACTGCTCTGAACGTACCTGGAGTTCATATTCCTGGTAATACCCTTGGGTAGAACCGAACGTACTGAGATACCAATTCTTTTTCTCGATGAGTTTCTGCTTGGAGAACCGCGGGTACCAAAGGACGCCGCCCTTCATCTTCGGTTGAGTAGCGGGGAAGAAGTGTACTTTCCAAAGAGCCGGTACGTTGTTCCCCTGTTCGTCATATATGTCAACGGTGCGGCTTCGTATAATATCTGCACATAAGGAATCGTCGTGAACGGGTGTGGCGTTTATGATCATACGGCCTATGTCCGGATCCAAGGCAGGGAATACCGCATCAGCGACACGGCGCTTTATAGCGGCTCTGGCTTCAGGCGTCTTCGTGTTGTCTTCGTTCTCGATGTCATCGAGGATGATTACGTGGAAACGCTCCGCTCCTCCATAAATATTGGCTTTTGTCTCTCCTCGAATCATCTTCAGGTTTGACCTAGAAATGAGGGTCTGGCCATGCCGGAATTCTTTGTAGTGCTCATTCCATTTAAAGTTGACTTCTTTCCCGGAGAGGTTACCGAAGTAATACCGGAATACTTTACTATAGACTACCTGCTTGTCGATGTAGTCCATGTTATTAAAGGCTTTGGTGATATTGTCGGCAATCCATACAAAGAATGGAGGCGGACCTACAGGACCGCCATGGTAACGCTTCCTTGAGTAGAACGAGAAGTTGTGAAGGATGAGAGCTTTCGTGAGGGTAGTTTTGCCATGGCCACGAGCTACGATGTTGGCCACGTACTTAATGGTACGATCGAGGAGACTGTCCGCCATGATATAATGGCAGGGTGGAGACGGACTTTTCCTAAAGTCCCCTGGTAAAAACAACTTCCCATAATAGATGAGGTCACCCTCAGCTTTATGGAATGCCTCCTCCCGAGCCGATAATACCCGAGGAGGAGGCGTTATGTTGAAAGGTTTAATCAGTAGACTTCACTTTGTCGTCCCCGTGGTTCTGTTCGTTTTCGATGGCATTCGGTGCAGGAAGTGGTTCCGTAGGCTCTGGCTTGCCGAGCGTATCATTCACCGAGGCGGGCTTACGCTCTTTTGTAGCCGGAGCCGAGTCTGAGGTAGGCGCAGACGGAATAAGTCGGGAACGTGCGGCCTTCACATTCTCGCCGATCTGAACAAGATTGGCCAGCTTGATCCGCTCCTGAGCAGCGATGAAGATCTGTGAGTAAGCCTGGGCCAGACGGTGATACTCATCGACACGGGTCTCCCCTTTCATCTTCTTGAGCATTGTTTCCGCGGCCAGAGCTTCCTCGGTAAGCAAGCCGGGGTATTTTTCTTCCAAAGTCAACTCCATGAGTCTTCCTCCTGTTAATTTGCCAACTGCTCATCTCCTATAAAGGGAGCATCGGACTCTCCGGACTCCGGGACAGCAGTCTGATCTACTACAGATTGAACTTTTTCATCTGGATCGACGAAAGCGCCTTCTGCGGCCAAGCGACGTGCTTCATCACGTCCGGAATCAACTTCTCCTCCTACGATCTCAGCCTCATGAGGAAGCCTCCCAGGAGCGTCTGGCATAGCCGCGTTCTCGCTGACGGCCTCGAGATCATCCCGAAGCATTTTGATAGCGGACAGCCTTGCCGACTCTGTGGCATCCTCGCTCTCGGCGATCTGCACAGTAAGCCGGATCAACTTCTTTATATCAATTCCCTCTTCATTCAAGGCTTCTTTTACTTCTTCCCTCAGAGCTTTCATAATTCGAGCCTCCGACAGTAGTTTTGTTACCCTGGCGATGAGATATGCCGGTTCTACGGATCCGAAAACCGTCTCGTACGCATCATACGGGTCGGCTCCCCGGATCAACTGCACCATCCACAGCCTTTCCTTCCGTGTGATGCCGCATTTCGGCCTATACCCGAGTCCTCCGCCCTTTCTGCCGCTGAATGTGTACCTGGATGGGTGTTTATCCGGGTTTGTATCCATCAAAATGCCGTCATCGCAGAAGAATGTGCCTATTGCAGTGCGGCAATACCCGTTCGGGTGCTGTGTTTTCGCGACTCCGAAGGCACCTTTGATAGCTGAACGCTTCAAAATCTGCAGAATTCGGCCATCATCGGATAGGATCCACGCTCCTTCAGGCGCTTCACGCCAGTTTTCCCACAGCGTTGGGACTCCATGGGGGGTTCTTTCGAAAAATTGCCGGAATTCCCCTACGGTATCAAAGATAAAGTGGGGAACTCCGGAGATATCGATGTGTTCCATCAGCCTCCACAGAACAGGAACTTGACTACCGCGATGATAAAATCACGAAGGTTGTCCAGATAGTTCAGTAAGGCTTCGATCACGATTGCGATCCAGTTCATAATCTTATCTCCTAAATTTTAAACACAGCGCAGCCCAATCTGTGGCCGCGGGGGAACAGTCAAAGACGGACTGCGCTGCGCCCTGGGTGAATCCGACCGTGTGACCTGGAGGGATCGTTGGTCGGTGGAGCCCGGTTTAATCCAGTTACTCATTGGGCTCGAGTGCTTGCAGTATTCTGCGCTTGAACGCTTCATTCATATTCCCGAACCTTGGAAGGTTCTGTGATACAATATCCTTGAAGATATTGATTTCGATTTCTGTTTGGAACTCAATCGTAATACGAGCGTACGCAGATGTCGGTGCGGTCGGTCTTGTGAATTTAACGTCCATGGCCCCCTCTTATTTCTGTTTGAGTCTTGGACACGTTACGGGCGAACACAGCCGCTGTATTCTGCGAAGTTCCCCACCCGTCTGTTCTGAATCTACAATAATTTCCATAAGGCTGCATATGCGGACGTACAACGGCTTGCCGTCTCCGGAAGCGATAGCAACCCCTTTGTCTCTGTGATTGCATGAACTCGAAAACTTGGGGAAGGGCTCATTAACCTGTCCCACATACGCAGTCTCGACAGTCTGAAGTAACTCTCCGGTCAACTGAGCGGCCCCCAGTGCTTCTGCGAATGTTTCTACCTCTAACTTTTTACCGTCGTCTTTCATGATCCCTCCTTTTCAAGATCATCAATTATTAATAGATTAAGGCGGGGATGGTCGTACCCACCTTCCCTTTCACAGCACGTCGCCATACGTGGGGTACCACCACGTTTGACAATAAAGGATTTGATTCCAACAGTTCTCACCGGTTTTGCCGATATCCTTCCCCCGATTTCTATACTACGGAGTAACTCAAGGTACAGCTTTTTAGCTAAGCCGCGCTGGGCGAAGTGTTTCTTCCGGTCCTGCCATTTGTATTTAGGATTCTTCCGAACCACGATTATTCCTCAGGTAAATTTGACTTCAGCACATACTGATCTTCCAGAAACTGCGCGACCTTCTTCAGCCGGTCGATGTCATTACGTTCGATGAGCTTCCGGTCGAATGCGGGACTGTTGACTGTAGACTTCTCGAGCATCTCGATGATGTCAACGTCCGGCATTGCGATCCGCATTATTACAGGACTCATGGTTATCCCTCCTTGTTATATAAGCTCCGATATAAACACCCAAAACAGTATAAAGAGTGTTGCAAAGAAAGATACAGTTACGAGTAAAACTGGGATGTACCAAAATGGGCACTTCCCCTGCGCCACGCCTATTGCAGCTAGGACCAATAGGGCCACACAAGCGAGTATAATAAACACAAACGCGACAAAACCCAGCATACACAGGAACGGTGTTACAAATCGGTTAGTAGCTTCAAGTATGTTATTCATCCTGCCCTCCCCATGTTGTTCTTAATTGCTCACCCAGTTGATCAGTGCACGCTCTGCAGAGTAAAGTTTCATAAGCCGCCCTGAATGGTTTTCCGGAGTCACTGCATATCATGACTACAGCAGTGGTTACTATCCTCCCCGGCTCGATGTCAATTCCACATTTTTTGCATTCCATTTGATCCCTCCAATTTTACAGTTGAGATTTTCGGTGGTGCTCCTGACCGTCTCCGTGTTCGGAGCCAGTAGCTACTCGTCGGCGTCGAGCCACGGGACGGTTACAATCCTGATTTCGCCAATAGGCATCTTGACGATAATCGCGTTATAACACGGCGTCTTCATTTGATCCCTCCGCTCACGGTGTAACCGGACTTGATGCGTATAAACTTCCAGATGTAATCCGGCTCGACCGTCATCTTCTTCAATTCGAGCCTTCTGCATATATCGCGTATCCTGTCGGCCATGTACTTGAGTTGCATTCTGCTCACACCTTCGTAGTGATCCACAAAGAACGCAGAAGACCCAAGGTTCTGTACAGCGCGGCCAATCGCCTCAAGCATCCGGCCGGTCATCCTGCCAGTTCCTCTAAACCTATCTACTTTACTCATGCATAAACCCCCATTGTCTTAACCCAACAGCCGTCTCACCCAAGACTTCTCGTGAGGCGGCCTCCAAGTCAGCGCTCTCCAGATCATCCTGAAAAGCCCTTTACCTATGTGGATGTGCCACGCACTCCCTGTACGGCGTACTTCCCACTCATCCCCGATGCGCCTGATTCCGTAGATCAACATTTGCGTCACCCCCTATCTCCGATCTTACAGAGAGCAGGCAGGGAATCGAGACGCTTGGCGACTCTGCATCCCCCGCCACTGCTCCCTATGACCGGAATGTACAAACAACGTTAATCAATGTCAAGGAAAAAGTGGCAGACCCCAAGATCTCAAGGCTAAAATTTTTGGTAGGAAAAATTTTTGGAAATATCTGTTCTCTGCACCCTCCACTTGTTAATGGGGCGCCCATCTACTGGGGTTTTTTCTGTGGCATTTCTTTGGTTTTCCAGGATTAATCTACTCTATATGCGCTTAAATATACACTATCAATATGAAATACTAAGTCCATGGGTGGTCTGAAATCGACCAGTGGCCGGAAATCGACCAAACGGATTAAGCCTCTGTTTCCATTGGACTTAGCTCATAGGCAGTAGCGCCACATACGGTGTTAAGTTATTGTTTCCAATGGATTTAACCCAAGTGGCCGGAAATCGACCACCATGGCCGGAAATCGGCCACTTGCTCTATTTTATAGAAAAACCGGTAAGTTATTGTTTTTATTAGAGTTGACTGACGGCCGAAATCTTTGGCACAGGGTTTGCAGGCATTTTGACCAGCATCCGGCCGACGTTTTTTAAAAAGGAGTTAACAATGAATAGTATTCAAAGGTTAAAAGATCAGTACTACATTGAAACCGGTATAACTTTCGATTTAGTAGATCATTACTTATGGACAAAACGCGGGACAATAAGAAAGCGATTAGTTGGTATGACCTCAACCCAATTCCAGAAGTGGGTTTTCAGGGATTTAGAAAAAATGCTTTGTGCATAAGTGCAAAGCTAAAATAATACTCATCCACAAAAGCCTTGATAATAAGGCAGGGAGGCAAAACATGAGTAAATCAAAGTACGAACCCAAGGCAGACCGTATACTCTATGTCGGGCAGAAAATCGTTATTAGTAAGACGGATACGTCCCAAATCGTTGTATACCCCCAATGGAGACAGTATCTCGACGGTGCTCCCCGTGCAGTATTGGAGACTCACGTATTACGGCCTGGAGCTAAGCCCTGGAGCAAAAAGACGCCTATGACCGCGGAGAACATTCCGGTCATTATTAAAGCTTTGACGGCTCTTAATGCCAAAGCCGTCAAAGAAGAAGCTTTTGGGCGTGCATTTGAACGGGGTTCTCAGCCTAAGAAGTCCAACGGTAACAATATCGAATATCAGCCACCCAAAGTTGGTATGACCGCGGCAGGGACGGAATACGATGAGGAATCCGTCGAAGAAAGCGATACAGGCAAGTAATTAATCCCGTATCCGTTTGAATAGCGTCCTATGGCGTGTGCTATAGGGCGCTTTTCTATTAACCTTAACACGTTATAGGAAACGTATATAATGCAAATTACAAGGTTAAAACATACCGTGACGATACAAGTAATTACTACGTCGAAACCAATACGCAACCTAATAGTAACTGGTACCTTGACTAAAAACGGTTTGACAATAGAGGCCGTGGATCAATACGGGGATATAGTTGAACCGCAATGCATTCCATACTATGCTATTAGTATCATTCAAAAATCACTTAACGTCAAGTAATCTGAGTATACATTAAGCCTTGATTTAAAGGCCGCTATTGCACGTTATTGTGTCGAAGGATACGTGCATTGCCTAAAGTGTAGATCATTCAATTGCGGGTTTGTTAGAGGCCTAATTCGTGAAATACCTTTGACGGCTAAATGGCCGTACATTCCGCTCATTTCTCGATGTAATATATGCCAAATTCAGATCACCAGATCATATCCGAATGATACGGCACTTTTTGTCACATTGCAAAATGAAAGTGGTGTCGAGATTTGAACAGTGTCCGTTTTTGGACACCAGTCACAACTCGGCTAGTATTAACATCTACAAACGCATCTACTGGCCGGATCAATCCAAACTGCGAGGGAAAATCATGGAAAGAATTAACAAACCGAAGTACACATCTCAGAAAGCCAAACACGGATCGGTGATCCAGATCAAGCCTACATATCCGAGAAAACAGTATTGGGGTTTACTCATGCTTGTCAATACTGTGAATGATTGGGGTATCGCCGCATACTACTGGAGCCCTCAGCGAGGGATGCTGTTCGTTAGACTCGAATGGCATGATTTTGAGTACATCGGAGAAGCGC